GAAGGACTGCCGAAGTCCTTCATGTCCACCTTTGTCACTTTGTACACATCGTCGTAAAACATCTCAATCTGTTCTTCCGTCTTGTCCGGCTCGACTACTTCACCTTTCACAAAGAAGGTAGTGCCTCCGTTACCGTCCGTGGATAGCGTCCAGATTTTGCTTTTATCAGTTGCTCGCCAGAACTCTTGCGGTCCGACATAGCGCTTCACCGCGCCTGTCACGCCGTCTACGGCTGGCGAGGAAAACGGAATGTACAGATTCACCGCATCTGCGCCTTCAAGCCCGCTCGCGCGGACATTGGCAGCTTTCGACGCTTGGAGCATTACGCCGCGAATCACTGTGATATAGCGCTTCTGCGTGTCATTGAAATTCTGGTCTTGCTCCTGCGTGACGTTATAGATGGTTACAGTGTGGGGGGCGTACATGCAAAACACCTGCCTCTGTAGAGAAGCCCGGTATGGGCTAGATATTCACGTGCTACGCTTGCAAGGGCGTTCTTCGCCTCGGAAGCCGCTTTCAATGCAGCTACGGAAGAATCGCCGCCGCTGCGAAGCGTCCGGGAATAGCCGCCTACAGTCTCGCTCTGCAATTCTCCTTCGTCAGATGCAAGCCCGGCGGACACATTCTTTCTGGCAAGCTCCTGTGCCGTGTCGATCAGCATATACTGGTCGACTAAGGCGCAGCAGCACATTTTCATAGCATCCAGCTCTGCAAAATCCTTTGCTCGGTTTTGCGTGTAGTAGTCAAGGAAGGAACTGGCGCGTGTCGCCAATCTGCAAAAGCTGTCAGCGTCTACCGTTCCCTTGTAGATATCGCAGTAGTACTCATAATCGGCGTATATCATTGCGCCAGCTCCTTTCTGTTACGAACCTACCGTCACAGTGGCCGTTCCGGTCTTCGTGCTGTCCTGCTTGGACTTTGCGGTAACGGTAATGCTCGCGGACGTCTCGTTGGAAGCGACCGTCAGGATACCGTTTTCCGAAATGGAAGACTTCGCGCCGCTCTGGCTCCACTCGACATCGCCGCTCACGATGCCTTCACCAGCAACAGAAGCCGCAAACGCCTTGCTCGCTCCCTTTTTCACGGTTGCAGTAGCAGGGGATACAGTCACCGTAGATACTGTGCCAGTCTTTCCATAAACAGAGAACGGGAACGGGTTGGCAATGTCAACGTTGTAAGCGTTGACCGGGTTTGCGATTTCCCAGCCGAGACGCATGACCGCACGGAGAGCGACCATATCGTTCTGCATGAGGTTGTAGGTGATTGCCTTCGTGCTCGGGTCCTGAATGACACCCTCGGTGAAGATCTTAAAGGTCATGTCCTGACGGATGGCGTATACCAGCTGCGTCCAGTCACCGACGATCATCTGTGCCTGTGCCGGGTCAAATGCGCCGTTCATCGGGAAGTACATATCCATACCATCCAAACCATAGCGCGTTGCGCCCTGCATGTCGGACTTGAAGATGGGCTGACCTGTCGTGTCCTTCAGCCCGCGCAGCTTGCCGCGCATCTGGATTGCGGCCATAACGCCGTTCGGGTTGAAGCCGTCAAGTTCTACCTTCGCGATAAGACCGCCTTCGCCCATGATGTCGGTAAATACATCAGAGCTTGCCGCAACTCCGTTACCAGCAGCGATAGCGGAAGGAACGACGCCATCGCGCCACGTGGTGGGCTTGTTCGTGCCAAACAGGATGGCAGCGTCAATTACCTTGCCGAAAGCTTCGGTCAGTCTGGGTCTTACCTCGCCCCAGATGTCATAATCTGCGTCATCCAGTGCTGCTTCGGGGATGGGGACGATAACCGCGATTTCCTCGGCATAGATTTTCTTCTTGTCCCACGCCATCTTCGTGGTCTGCTTGAAAGCCTCTCCGGCTCCGGTATCGGTTGCTTCGCCGTTGACGAAGTACGCAGAGGGAAGCGCGTCGAGGACGTTGATGGTCTGCGTCTTGCTGGACATATTCGCCAGTCTCTTACCCATGCGAAGGACTGCGGATTCCGCGATAGCGCCCTGCATGATCTCACGGGTTACGGGTTCCGGGATAAGCCCGGAAAGTGCATTTCTGTCAATAATATTCGGCATATGATTCTCCTTTCGTTATTTCAGAGCGCCCCGAATCAGGGCGTTCATCGTGCTGTTCATGTTTGTTTCTTTGTTTCCACCGCCTGCCGGTGCTGTCCAGTCGAACGTCGCCTTCTTGCGATTCGCTGTAAGCTCGTCGACAGCCTGTTCGAACGTGATCTTGTCAGTGACCATCTTTGTAGCCTTGAATGCGATAAACTCAGCGTCCTCGCCGCTCAAGCCCTTGCTCAGGACGTATTTGTCCCGTTTGAGCTGTTCGGCTTCAGCCTGCAATGCAGTCAGTGCCGCCTTACTGTCTGCAAGGTCTTTTGCCTGCTTTGCCTGCCGTTCCTGTTCGGTCTGCTGGCTGTCTTTCCATGTCCGGTATGCGGTAATCTCTTCCTCGCTGGGGTATTTCTTCCGTTCTCTGTCAAGCCTCGACTGAATCATCTTGTCAACGTCAGCCTGAGTAAACGTTTTTTCCTGCTCTTGCGCAGTGTTTTCCGTGCCCTGCACGTTGGTTTGTTCTGCCATAAAAATCTCCTTGTTTAACGTCCTGTCGGACAGTGTTGATAAATAAAAAGAGCCAACCGACAACAAATCGTAGTCAGTTGGCTCCATTCAGCCCTTCCCGGCGAACATTTACGCCGTGGGAATCTATTCAGTTTTCAGCCGTTTTCGCTGAATTGTCTGCACAATGATATTTCCTTCCTTATCCCGTAGGAGTTCTACACGGAAACCAGCCGCAAGCGCCCGCTCAATGGCTGTTTTTAACTTTTCGTCAATCATATCAGTCACCTTCAAGCAATCTCGTAAGCGTACCGTTCACATCATCTTCGACAATTTCCCATTTGCCAGGCGGCGTTTCGCCGTTGAGCGGCGCAGGGGCGGACGCGGAATAAAGGTAATCTTCCCCTTCGTCGTCGATGATACGAAGCAGGTCATATTCGATGCCCGTGCATTCGTAGGTCTTCCCGTCCGTCAGCCCGAGAACTCCTCCGCCAAACGTTGGTCCTTTATATCTCACCTTCATTTCTTCTTCACCCCTTTCAGCTTCTCTTCAAAGTGCTCTCCATTGCGTTCAAACCAGTGAACATCATACCGGAAATTTTCTGTTTGTATTATACCGCCCATTTTCCGCCATTGCAACGGCTCCCCACCGTATTTCCCGGAAAGGAACTCCGCCGCTCTTAGTTGTTTGCCGGAATCTCCGCCAGCTATTTCACGGATAGAACTTATTTCTGAACCTTTCGGGACAACGCCGTTCACGACATCAGATTTCACATCAAGTGTTTCTTGTAGCCGCATGACTGGTTTTGCCGCTTTCGCCGCGCCCGCTGCAGCCTCGGATTTTGCATCTGTATATAGCACATTCAATCGTTCCGGCTGTTCCGGTAGCCCTGCCGCTTTGCTGAACCTACTATATTCATCGTTCAGACGCCAAAGCTTTACGTTTGCGGCGGTCGCGTCCTCGGAAAGCCCAGCTTCTTTGTATGCGTTTCTAAGCTTTTTCTGCGCGCGGATTTGACGTTCTATGCGGCGCTGCATCTGCGTCGCTTCATAGGCTGTGTAAGTCTTTCCGTCAAACGTGCAGCCAAGACCATCATCGATATGCTCAAGCTGTTCGTCGGTGTAAGTCCGCTCCGAAACTCCCGGAATAAACGGGTATTTGTGATGCCTACAGTTTGCACCTGTCAGACCGTCAACATATCCGTAACCGGTCGTTTCCACAAGGTCATCGTAAAGCCCCAGCGGGTCAGGTTCGCCGCTTTCGCTCTGGTAATAGACTTTCCCTTGCCACTCCTTGTGGCTTGACCACGGCGAAGCACCCGGCTTGTCACGCGCCCCAGAGTGCGCAGACACTTCAAAGTATCGCGTCTCAAGGTACTCTGCGCTTTGGTTCGTGTACTGGTCGCAGATCTGATTCACGCCAGTCATGACAGCTCTCCGAACAGAAACGTCGATGTTGTCAACGTGTCCGCTTTCGTAGTTCACGACTTTCAGCCCACCTGCAAGCTGCTGCACCGCAGACTTGATCGCCTGATTGTAGCTGATTGACCCGCTTTGAATCTGCATAACAGCAGAATCCAGCGCCCACTGATACGCACGAGCGGGCGGAAGCATCGTCCGCCCATTGTTTACCAGAAAGCCCATAGACTGCGTGATATTTCGCAACGTTTGCCGAGTTTGTTCGTAAACCGCCCACGTGTCTTCTACGCTCACCAGCGTTTCAGGCTGTGTCAGCCCTGCCATGTCAATAACCGCTGTGTAATACTTCTGGTTTCTGGCAATAACATCATCAAAAAGCTCCTTGAGCTTCTTTTCACTGATTACAGAAGTCTTGCGGATTGCTTTTTCAATCTCCTTCGTGTCGATACCATGCGAACGAAGAGACCGGATTGCCTGAACAGTCACTTCGTTCAGCTGGTCTTTCAGCGCAAGCCTACTGCATATTTCATCGAGAAGCGTATCTTCCAATCCTCGGAACAGTTCTGCCAGATCCTCTGGGAGCGCATCAAGGAGTTCTGGGGTAAATGGATACCGGCTCATCTTTCACAACCCCAAAAGTCCCAGTGTTTTCTCCAAATCCCATTACTCGACCTCCTTTTCTTCCTCGGTTACCATGTCCTGCGCCTTCGGCAGCGCCGCCTTTGCGGTCGCCTCGTCCTCATTCATCCACTTCATGCGGAACTCCCAGTCGTTCATGATGCCTGCGCTGAGAAGCTGCATATCGCGGGAGAAGTCTGTAGCTTTGTCTTCGATGATGGAATCGTCAAAGTCAATGCTGATCTCCACGTCTTCATTCAGACCGGCGTTCATAGCTGTGTTTCCCAACCGAAGCAGAATCCGGCACAGCTCAACTAGCGCTTGTTCCAGCACAATTTCATGTTTCTTAATGGTGCGGAACATGGTGGAGTTTTCGCTGATAACTTGCGTTGCTGTCGCGACGCTGCCGCCGTCGAAACGGTAATAGGTCTCGCCGAAGCCGCACTTACTGGACAGTACGTTCAGTTGGTCTTGAAGTCCTACATTCAGCTGCTCGGTTCTCAGCGTCGGAGAAATCGTCTCTACCACGTTCCCTTGCTGCGTGTCCTCCGGAAGCAGATAGAAACGCCGGTCGTTGTCATCAAGCGTCGGTTCGTCATCTTCCCACCTTGTGGCGGGCATTTTGACCATCATCATCATGGGGCCGTTCTCGAACTCATTGACGTAACAGTCGTAGGCACAGTCAACGCCGCGCAGAACGTCGATTGCATTTGCATACACAGGGATACCAACCGGAAGCAGGTAATCAAGATTGTTTGCGATGTTCGGTCTGTCGATGACGAACTGTCTCTTGTCGCTTCCCGTATGTACCACAGGGGGGATTCGCTCAAAGCCCGGAACATCCGTCAAAAGCGCATCGGCAAGCGTTTCGTTTTCGTATCGGTAAATGCTGTTCTCGATGACGTAAAGTCCGTTTTCGTCTTTCCGGTGAATCTGCAAATACAGATAGTTTTTTCCAGCCCGTGTGACCACGCTGTCAAAAGCACACTCTGAAATAAAGCCATTCTGCCAAGCCAGCGGAAAAATGTGCTCAATGGTCACATAGTCAAGAGCGATACCGGAAACATCGCCCGGAACGGTCTCTCCGCTCTCGTTGACCGCTTGGCCGACCACACGAGGGATATACGCTACAGTTCCGAGTGCAGATTTCATTTCCTGCATTTCGTTCGCCTTGACCGTGAAGTTGTTCTCCGTCAGGACGCTATCAACGAACGCCTGTTCTTTCTGCCCCTCAAGTGTGATCTGGACTTTCTCGTTCATCAAGAGGTTAGCCCAGTCCTCGCAAACCTTTTTCGCCATACCTAGACTCGCGCGATTGCACTTCGTCCACTTATGGCCGTTATATCGCCGGTACTGATGGAACCCCTTGACTTTGCCGACGTACCACGACTTCCAAAGGGACACGTATGTATAGAATTCCTCTGGGATTGTCGTATACCCGAGTTCCTTTAATTTATCGATAACCGTCATGCAATAACTCCCATTCTACGGCTCACAGGCTCTAAGGCGTACCTTGTCGCATCAATCAAATGATTGTTTGCGTCCGGGTATCCGCTGATTATATCGCCGTCTTTGTTTCTCTCATATTCGTAGCCCACGAACTCATCGTAGGCATGTGGCGTCCGTTTTCTATCAATTACAATCGTTCTTCTCTGCAAGAACTTCATGCCGTATTCGACCGAGCCGGGTCCCTTGACCGCCTCATACGCAGGCAATCCCATTGCCCGTAAGTCAGCCACGCTCTTTGGCTCCGCGCTGTCACAGATGACGCGCACATTGCCATATCCGCGCTGTTTGATTATCGTCGCGCTCTGCTCGTTCGAAAGCTTATTCTGGTATATCTCGTCAAGCAGGTAAATTGTTTCCCTCGCCTTGTCGTAATGCAGCCGGATAAATGCAAAGGGGTCTGGGAACCATCCGAAATCCACGCCCTGATAGATTTTATCGAATCTGGAAACTTCTTCGTCCGTGATCTCCCGAAGTTCGAGCCTGTCAAACACATTGCCGCCGGTGCCGACCGGGATACCGAGGTATTCATGCTGATACGCCCGCTCGTCAGTGGCTTTCAGGTGTTCAGCCTCGTCAATAAACTGCTGCCCCAGCCATTCAGGCGGTGCTTGCAGATATGTTGACTTGTGGCACAGCCTGTCCGCGCGTTCTTCCAAGCTGTCTTTGTTTGCCCAGTTGTCCCGGCTGATCGGCGGGTTATAGCTCTCAAAGTTCCAGAATTTAGAGCCGCCACGCATTGTTGACTGCAAAATCGTTCGTATTTCGGCGCGACCGGCGAACTGGTCTTTCTCTTCAAAGTGCGTCACGGCAATGTAGCCAAACGGAACCTTGATGGACTTTATCTTCATGGGATCGTCAGCGCCCCGGAACATGATTTTCTGCCCGGTAGGCTTGTAGATCAGCTCCATCGGGGAAACCTTTGCTTCCCAATATGCCGCCATGCCAAGCTCTCCGATTGCCCATATGTACTGCGCATAAACGCTATCGCGTATGGTATTCGCAACCTTTCGCAGCACAAGCGCGTGTGTGTTTGGGTTGTTTATCAGCAGCAGGGGAACGAGTACAGACACAGTGGAGGACTTCAACGACCCACGCCCGCCACTAAAATCGTAGTGCGTGTGACCGTGCTGAAACACGTCACGCGCCACACCGTAGAACGCAGAGCCTATTTTTTCAGACAGGCGGATGTCAGACATCAATTATCACCTTGACGCACTCTGTGTTGATGTTTTGCTCCACAACGTCTTTCTGATCGAGGTACTGTTTCCCAAGCCAGATAGCCATAGACGCATTCTTTTCAGCGAGCCTCCATTGCATTCTTCGCAGAGATATTTTCCCTTTACCCCTCTTTTTTGCGAATACTTCGGAGAAATGCTCCCCATAAGTTCTCTTGCACCATCCGTCTAAGGTTTTATCGCTTACATCAAGCGCGTCGCAGATTTCCAGAAGGGTACATTGAAGCCCGCACAGCGCCTCGAACTGCTTCTGGTCTATTTCCTTTTTGGGTCGTGCCATACGAGCCCTCCTTTCTTCGCTGGCGTTTGATAAACTTTTCCATGTCCCGCTTCAAATACGGGCTGGTTGTTTTGTCAATAATTCCCTGTGCCTCTTCAACCGTCACTCAGAAGCACCGCCTTTTCTCCTGTGAACTTCTCCCAACGATCAATGATTACATCTGCATACTTTGGGTCAAACTCCATGCAGTACGCGTGTCTTCCGTTCTGCTCCGCTGCCATAATCGTTGTGCCAGACCCCGCGAACAGGTCAAGCACATTCTCACCCGGCTTGCTGGAACATTGCATCTGGTAATCAAACAGCTTAATCGGCTTCATGGTCGGATGCTCCGCAGATTTGACAGGCTTATCAAAATTGAGAACAGTGGTCTGCCTGCGGTTTTTGAAGAAGTAATGCTTGTGGCCTTCCGTCCATCCATACAAGCACGGCTCGTGCTCGTCCTCTTCAATCTCGCTCTCGCCATACAGGCAAGGTTCATGTTTCCACTGGAAGTCCTGTCTCCCCATCACGAGGGAGTTCTTCACCCAGATCAGGCACTGTCTGACGCGCAGCATCGCGTCTTTACACGCACCGCGAAAGTTATACCCTTCACTGTCTGCGTGCCAGATGTAGAACGGTGCACCAGGTTTCATAACCATCGCCGCATTGGAGAAAGCATCCGTTAAAAAGCGCCTGAATGCTGTATCTTCCATGTTGTCGTTTTTGATTTTACCGGCGGCTCCCTGATAGTCCACATTGTACGGCGGGTCCGTGAGAAGCAAGTCCATCTGCACCCCCCCTGTGAGCTTTTGTACGTCACTCAGAGACGTACTGTCGCCACACATTAACCGATGCTCGCCTAGCTGGTACACATCGCCGAGTCTACTCTTCGGCTGCGCAGGAAGAACTGGATCATAGTCATCCTCCACAACAGAATCGTTCAGCTCGTCGCGGAGTCCCCAATCAAAGTCAAAAGCCGACAGGTCAAGCCCCGGCAGTTCGACCGACAGCAGGTCAAAGTCCCAGTCGCTCTCGTTGCTTTTGTTATCTACCAGCCGCAGGGCGTTCACTTGCTCCGGTGTCAGATCATCTACGCAGACGCACGGCACTTCTTCCATGCCCAGCTTCTTTGCCGCCAGAGCGCGGCAATGACCGATTACAATCACACCGTCCCGATCAACTACAATCGGCTGAACAAAGCCGTACTGCTTGATGCTTTCTGCAACGTTGTTGATCTGCCGTTTATCGTGTTTCTTTGCATTCTTCCCATAAGGCGTAATGCTATCTAATTTCAAGCTCTTTACTTCCATTTCATCCCTCCTTATTCACCCTTCCAATCTTCCTTTTCACGCTCCACCGGATTGCGGTTCCCGGTGGAGCTAAGAAAAAGGAGGTTCCGCAGTCCGCTGCGTAGCCGTAAGAAGGATGAAAGCGCAGAGGATACACCTCTACGCTTCCATTTTACCGTATTTTTAGGGCTATTTTGAAAATATACTTTCAAAAACTATTACTTTTCGTTCCCAGCAAGATAATCAAGCGATACGTCGAATATTTCAGAAAAGCATAGTAACACAGACAATGTGGGTTCCGCTTCTCCGCGCTCGTACATTCCTACCATCGGTCTTGACAAACCGCATCGCTCGCTTAGAACGTATCGTTTTATTCTTTTTCGTTCCCTCAGTTTTCTCAGCCTTTCTGGGAACACGCTTGCCTTGTCCTCCGTTTGCATCAGCCTCCTATCTCCCCGAACTCCCGAACCCATTTTCCCCTCGTTCCGTCTTCTCGAGCGAGGGGACCACTTCCAGCTCCGGCAGGATGCAGGGCAGTATAACAAGCTGCGAGATCTTGTCGCCCCTACAGACCTTGTAAGGCTTGCTTCCGTGGTTGTAGAGCTTGACCATGATGCTTCCGGTGTAGCCGACGTCTATGACCCCTTCGCTTGTGATTCCGTGCTTGACGTTCAGACCGCTTTTGCTCTTGAGAAATCCCACGGTGTTTTTCGGCAGCTGGACATGCACGCCTGTGTCAAACAATTCGCTTTCTCCGGGGTAGATGTAAACGTCGTCGCTCGCCGAATACAGGTCAAGCCCCGCGTCATATTCATGCGCCCTTGTGGGCATGAACGCCAACAAATCTAAAACAATTTTCATTTTTCCCACCAATCCTTGATTGTATCGTTCCGTTCGAAAAACGGCTGAAAGAACGGACCGCAGAGCTTCTTAAGACTCGAGTCAAGCCGGTGAATTGCATCGTCGGATTCCTTCTTGCCCAGCCATGCCACGCCGTATTCTGCGTCAAGCTGCTCCATTTTGTCCAGAAGTTCCTTTGCCTTCGCCGGGCTTTTGAGCATGCCCAGTTCATGCGCCGCCACAAAGAAAAGATCTACCACCTTCTGCTTTCCTGCCTCCATACCGGCGGCAAAATAAGCCTTGTTGCTTCTGCGAATACGCTTTGCCAGATCGTTCATTGCACTCATAGCTGTATCCCCCTTATGTACTTATCAAAATACGTCACTGCCACCGCCATCGCCGCCCACATATCCGCTGCGAACCCGTAAAAGAAACCGGGGTTCTTCTTTGTTCCTTTCCCATAATTCGGCTGGCCGGGCGCGTAGCGGTCGACGAGGGCTTGTCTGATGTTCGCATCCTTCGCCGACGCTCTGCCACATAAGTAAAGCTTTTCTTCCCGGCGGAAGATCTTCTGTATCTGGTAGCACCGCTGGAAAAGCTCGGCATATTCCCAAAATCGCCCGATCCAAAAGCAGGTGTCGAACACTTCCTGCCCGACCGGCATACCCATTCCGGCAACCATTTCGATTGCCAGGTGCTGATACTCCCGGCAGAGAACGGGGAATATCTTCCCGTTCGGAACTTTACCAACGTCCAGCACCTTCCGGATTTCCTTCCCGTCGTGCTCCACCAGCACATAGCCGGATTGGATGTTGCCGGGGTCAATCGCAAGAATTGTTCCCACCTTGCAGCCTCCTTCCGGTCTCGCACGGCTTCATCTCGTCGCAATCACCGTATTTCGCGCAATGTGCTGCAAACAGCCCCTTGAACTCCGGCAATTTGTCGATTACAAGGCAGCACATCATTTTCACAGCCTCGCGCGTCTCCTTTGCCGCCAGCCTGCAAAGCCGCTTTTCTGCAATGGTCATCAGCTCTTCGGCATTCATGTACCAGATCATGTCTACCGGCGCGTCCTGCCGCGCTGCGTTCCGATCGTATTCGTCCTGCCGGTCGTTGCGCTGGCTGCGGATAAACGGCTGTGCGTGGACGTGGCGGGCTAAATGAGTGCTTACCCAGTACGGCACGCCCTCAAGATAAAACGCAAACTGTAACGTCCGAATGGGGCTATGCCGCGCCCGGAGAATGGCGTGTTTCCACTCCATGTCCGGTGCTGTTTTCATCTCTTTGCCGATGGTAACCAAAGCGCACTGTTTTGCAAGCGCCCAGTCCTCATCGGTTGGATATTTCAAAAGTGTAATGTTCATTCTTCCCTCCGATCTCCGTAGCTGCAATACCCGTCAGGCTCCGGGTCTGAAAGCCCTCTCTGATCTGCGCAGTACGGGTCATTTTCTTCGTTCCGACGGAAATTCTTGCAATCTTGGCAACGCACGACCGGTTCAGCGTCTACCGAGGGTGCATATGCAATCAGCTCCTGAATTTTCTGTCGCGCTTGGCTCAACATTACGCGCGTGATAACATTCTCGGTTTTGCTCCGATCTTCCATGTACTTTTCTTCTGCTGCGTCGTATAGCCGGTTCGCATCAATCAGCCACATTATTGCTACCTCCTGTATTTGTCTGATACTCGCCGTGGCTGCAAAAATCATCAGGTCTGCATTACGGCAGCATATATTTTTTGCAATCGTAGCATCCGCCAGAAAGGGGTGCCCCAAGGTGTCTACAGTATTTGCAACGCACCACCTCCGCAACGTCGGCGGCGGGTTGCCGGAGCAAGAGCGTTTTCACCCGCTGCGGTGTCCAGTTCGGGTTTTCTGCATTGCATCGTTCAAAATCTTCCAGCGCAGTTTTGCGCTTGATGTAATCAGTCATCGTTTACCCTCCTGTTCCATGCTTCGATTGCTTTTTCTTTGCTGGACAGCCCAGATACTTTCATCTTCTTTGTGTGGAGGCCATCACCAGCACTATATCTCCCACAACCGGCATCCCACCCAAAATCTGCTCTATCGTAGGTATCGTACATATGGATAACGGTTGCAACTCCACCGCACTCAGGGCAGCGTTTCAATTCATCCATCTTCTCTTGCCTCCACATCCAATTCGCAGAACGTGCGTTGCCAATGTGGGCAATCCTTATACGGAACCTCGCACCAGCCGTATCCGTATGGGCAACGATAATCAGCCATCGTCCTGCACCTCCACGCCAGCCTCGTCCAGCAGGTCAGAAAGATCGGTGTCCACGCTGCTGCCAATAAAGTCGCCATTTTCGTCGTAGTGGTTGTACTCCGTGGTCGGTCTGGATTCTATCCCTGCAAACTCTTTTAAAAGTCTCAGATATTCGTCGTTATCGAAGAGCTGAGCCTGATAGAGTTGTCTCAACTGCGCTTTGGTTATACGCCTAGCCATCCTTCTTGCCCTCCTCTACACGCGGCTTAAGCCATTCTTTGATTTGCATCGCGCAGGAGCAGCAAAGCTCAATATCAGGTGATTCCTCAAGGAACGCGCTTCGTACGTTTACATACGTCGCAGAACTCACGGGGTTTATCTCCGCCCCGCAGCGGTCACATATTCGTTTCGTTGCCATCCTTCTTGCCCTCCAATCTGTTCAAAGTAAAACTTGATCGGTTTCTCGTGCTCGATAACGTTGCCGTAGGCAACTCCCACCTTGTAGATGTAGTTCTCCCTGAGTTTGCGCGGGATCTCCTCGATATAGCGCCGGAATGTCTCCAGCGTGTTTGCCCGCTTGTAGTGGTTGCACATCCGGCAGGCAGGCATGAGGTTTGAAATATCATCTGTTCCGGCTTCTTCAATATCCCACGCTCGCAGCGGCCGGAAGTGGTCTACCTGCATGTCTCGGATATCGATAGACCGTCCGCAGTAGACACAGTGGCCGTCATACTTCGCATAGACCGCTTCCCGTTTTTTCTTACTGAACCTCATACTCCGTCCACTCCTTCAAAATACCGTTTCTGTTCTTCCTGCGTAGGCCAGTCTGGGTCGAGGCAACGCTTGCGGCGGTTCCGTTTCCATCCGCTGTAAATCTTCGCATCGCGCCCGTCGATGGTGTACCCAACGCCGCGTTCTGCCCGGTTGTGAACCAGAAGTGGTCGCGGATAATTCGGATTTCGTGCCCTCAGAACCTCATACTCGCCGACAGGTTCTTCGAGTTTCCAACCACTTTGCTTCAAGTATGCTCTGAGGTCGGACAGCATCCCGTGTCTGACCGTCAATCTGTTCTTCATCTGCCACTCCATTTCCTGCAGCGCCCGCTCGGCTTCGGCGCGCGTCAAAAATATGCTCTTCCCGATTGCATTTTTATCGAAAGCCGGGCCGCATGCCGTCTCGTAGATGACCTCGCGCACCGTGTGCTCATACACCCTCACCCCGTCAGTCTCGTACACCTTGCACGGCAATATAATGACACGCCCGTCCTTGTCGGCCTCGGCTAGCTCTACAAGCCTGCTGATTGGCGTATTGTTGAGCGTTTCGAGATCAACCATTTGTGGACAGAGCCCGCAGCCCTTCTCTATATGCGTCGCGCAGATACGCAGTACCTGTATAATTTCCTCGTCTGTCATAGCGCGTTCTCCAATCCTTTCCACTCAAATTTCGGGTGCGATAAGCAGTTTGAGCAAGGGCAAACTCTGTATTGATAACAGTCATCGCAGGTGTTCTCGGTACACCGAGCATCGAAACAATACGAATCATTTTTGCAGATCTCACACAGTTTTCTGGAATTTGCAGCTTCGATCAAAGCATTCCTTTCCTTTTCCAGCCGCTCGATCAGGTCGGCAGCAGCAAGCTTCAACGGGTCATAACATACAATCTCTCCACCACTTGGTTCAGGGCGTGGCGTACCATTGGCATCCTCTCCACACCGCAGCGCCCGTATAATTTCCTTTTCTGTCATGGCGTATCCCTCCAAAATTCGTTGAACTTTTTCCCAGTGATAATCGGGCGGCACCATTCGCGCTGGAATCTCCGCCACTCAGAATCGTACTTTCCATCCTCTCCGCGAAACAGCATGGCATACGGCACGAATCCAGCACGCATGGTCTGCGCCAGGCGCTTTTCAGCGTCCTCAAAGCTGTCTCCGTCGTAGCCGCACAGCACATAGCAGCACATGGTATGGCTTACCGGGCGAAATCCTGCAGATCGAAGTTTCTTGCCCATCTCTACCAGCGGTTCCAGATCATCACGAGTGTCATATGCCGTGTAGAGCCGCGCCGGTTTTACCTCATGTAAAATGTCCGCTTGCCATTGCTGCAATAGTGCCGGTTCTAAGCCTCCCGTAAAAATTGCCCTGTGTTTCTGCCTCTTAAGCATGTCACAAACTGCCCGAAAATGCGTTTCTGACGTTCCAAGAATGTTGTCGTCAAGGATATTCCAGCCGTCCACGATCGGAAGCTCCCGAATTACGCCATGCGCGCAACGCGGTACGGAACAAAACCAGCAGTCCTTTGTGCATCCCCGCGAGGTAAAAATCAAACCGTCACGCAGGTAAAGCCCCGGTGTGAAGCCTCCCATGCGATCATCGAATGCCGGACCGCCGACTTCTACCGGTACGCCGAGAATCTGCCATGCGTAATATAAGTCCTCGGCTTTTTCGAGATCCCATGTAAACGTGACGGAGATATGTACTGACGTCACGCCTGCTTTGATGCAGTCCGAGATGTTCTCAATCGTCGGCTCACTGAAGAACGCCAGCGCATCAGTCGGCGAAGCGTTAGTTTTGCGCGGGAATACGCGGGCAATCACCGTCTGCTCTAAATCGCTCACGTCACATTTCCCCTCCTATTTTCCGTTTCCCTCTTGCCGCCCTCCGGCAGTTTCTCGCCCCGCCATCGGTCATCTGGCTTATGTCGACGATTCTGGCACGTTTGTCGTAGCTTTTCAGCCGTTCTCCCTTCACGGCGTTCCAAGCCTCGCAGGACGCGCTGCAACCGGCTTTCCGGTTGGGGCAGTCCTGCGTGCATGGTCCGAAATTATTCATGTCTTCCTCCTGACCTGCACCGTCACTTCTGCCTCCAAGCACTCCGGTTCTCGGACGGTGATAATTTTCAGCCGCCCGTCCTCCGGGTCCTTGACGCTGACGAGGTAAAACGTCTTGTTCTTCATCTTCTGCGGATACTTTCGCGCCCTTAAAGGCGTTCTGAGCTTCGGCATGAGCCGGGGGAATATGGGAAGCGGCTTTGGTATGACAATCCAGACCTCGATTCCCTGCTTTATCATGCTTCCTCCCCCAGCATCCGCTGAATCGCCGCTTTCTGTAAGTCGCTCAGATCGCCGTCGTGATGCTGCACGTTGTATCCCGGCTTCTTCCCCGGCTGTGACGGCGTTCCCTTCTCATGTTCTTTCGATTCCCACGTCAAGAACTTCTGCTTCCAGTTCCGTACGGGGTCGCCCTTCCCGTCGACCCAATTTCCGGCAGAATAATAGTCGAAAAATTTCTGTGCCAGATTCGGGGCTCCACGCTCCTTCGCGTATGCGGAAACCTCTTCCAAAGTAGGTGGTATAAATTTCTTACGTTTCTTCTCAGAAATAGAACTACTCTCTTTTCTATTTCCATTTCCATTTCCTAAAGGTAATACCGTGGTATTACCGCAAGCACTACCATCCGCCATACCAGAGTTATCATTTTCTTTATTCCAACGCTTGCTGATGTTCTCCCTTTGACGCTGGCAATGCTTGTCCCGTTTTTCGATTTCAAGCTCCATCCGGCGGTTAAAGTACTTGCCGTCCTCATCCTTCTGAAACTTGCTCATAACCTCGTCTGACGGCTTTTTGACAGCCCGTATGATTTCCTGCATCGTCATATGCCCGCGCTCTCTTTGGAGGCACAGGAGCGTGATATACTGCCCACGCTCCCGCATATCCATCAGGGCACAGCCGGATAGGAAATCCGACGTGTAGAATAAGACGGCAGGGTCTTTGTTGTTTGCCATCCCGCCACCGCCTTAGAACGGCGGTTCTTCGCCGTCATCTTCGTCCATCATCGTAAACCCGCCGGGGTTTGCCGGGTCCTTCGGTTCGGTGTTTCGCTTGCCCTCGCCGAAGTAAACGCGGTTCGCCACGACCTCCGCTGACCGGCGTTTGTTCCCGTCCTTGTCCTTCCAGTCTCTGAGCTGCAATCTACCGTCTACGACTGCCATGCTGCCCTTGAAGAAGTACCCGCTGACAAAATCAGCTGTTCCCTTCCATGCGACGCAGTCGATGAAATCCGTTTCCTTTTCCGCGCCCTCCGACGTGAAGTCGCGATCAACTGCCAGCGTGAAGGACGCGACCGAAGTTCCACTCTGCGTCTTTCTCAACTCCGGGTCTCGAACCATTCTGCCCATAATAACAATGTGGTTCAGCATTTGCCGTCCTCCTTTTCGGCAGTTTCCCGCTTTCCAAAGTAGACTTCCAGGACATCGTCGAAACGATACGAGGGCATCTTCTTATACGATTCAACGAGCATATCGAGCATCAGGCACTTCTTCTCCAATTCCTCATACTTTTCCGTACTCAGTTTTACATAGGATTCCATAATTACGTTCCTTTCTTATAAATCAGTTTCGTTTCATCCCAATCGGGATATTTCATTTTCAAGTAGCGTCTGATATACGCCTGCATATGTTTTCTCTTTGCCGTCTGGTCAAAGTCTTCGTGGCAGCTATCGCATAGCGTCACAATGTTCTGCTCGATTCCAAGCCCGCCCTGCGAGCGTGGAATGAAATGACACCACGGATTGCCGGGGTGGAGGCAGACGATGCAGAGCCCGCCGTCGCGCGCCCAGACGGCTTTCTTAACCTTCTCAGGTATCTTCGTCGCCTTCGTTTCCTTTCTCATCCTGCCTCCATTCCAGCGCCATACGCTCGAGTTCTTCCGGCGTAAGCGTTTCAATGCCCTGCTGCTTGCAGTCCTCAACGACCAGATCAATAAGCCGCGCCATTTGCTTTGTGTCGTAGGTGCTCGAGCCGTAGTAGCAAATGATGTTCGTGCAGCCCGGAATTTTTGACGCCATAATCTCCGTACACCAGCCGAGACCGCGCGCTTCCCACCATTCCCGGAACCGCTTGACTGCTGCGTCCGGAGCGCATATCGTATCGGAGTTGTCACCAACATCCGGGATATAGTGCCGATAGATTTCCTCCGGCGGCGCACCCACTTTGACCGAAAGCTTATTGCAAAGCAACCAAAGATATCGGTTTGCATCCCGACTCCGCATCTTCCGGAACTCTTTAATTGCCACTGTGTACCTCTTTCGTGGGTCAAGTTCCCCGGCAACCATACGGGCTTGCGCCGGAAATTCAGGCTTGAGCTTCAGCCAGCTCCCCGAAGCGTCCATGCTCCACGAAGCTTCAACGATGTTCAGTTCTATCAACCGGAATGACCCCCTTTCTAAGGCACTTTGCAAGGTATCGAAGCCGTGGCAGATACTCCCCTTCTATCCATTCCCGATCATACGGTATCGGATGATAGGACAGCCTATCGTCTTCAATCTCCCGAAACCAGTTTCTGTAGTCTTCCGGTTCCAAATGGTACGCCACGATACGCAGCGCCTTTTTCGCCGCGAACATTTCAACCTGTGCTTGCATCCAGTACGCGCGGGACACCTTGAAGGATTCTCCCTTGTGCGTCTTTACCTCTGATATTTCCTGCGCGTCCTCGCCATCCAGATTCACCCGCAGCCGAAGCCGCCGAATCTTGATTTGCCTGTCCATCTTTCGGATGCCGATATACTCCAGAATCCTGTGTTCGTAAGCACTTCCGGTATCCATTTCCAGTGTCGAAAAGTGGTCGCGGTTCACGCCGAGCTTTTGCAGCCAAAAGCTGCGGAATGTCTTTGTGTCCCATCTACCCATGATCGCCGCCGTATCCGACGCGCCGAACCATCCGCTTCTGTCGTGATCGTGTATCATAAGCGTTTCAGCGTATTTTCCAGATACTGAATGTTACCGAACGACGCCATCAGCTGATCGAATTTCTTCTGATTCAGCCCAAGCCCCGAGAGGATATAGCTCATATCCGCCCCGTTTTGCAGTTTTAATGTAATCAGCTGTTCGATTCTCTGCTTGATCGCCATAATGCTGTGCTGGGATAGGTCATCGTCCGCGCGTTCCGTGTCCTTGTCGTTCAGCCAGAGCTTGAAGCCAAGCCCTGTGTGAATTGCCACGCCCTTCACAAAGGCTCTTGCATGAGCGTTGGAAATCCGAAGCTGATTCAATGTGTCATCGTAAACCACTAAGGAACCGTTCATCAGCGGCATATCCATGCGGAATGTCTTATCGTCGATGTGGATTTCGACGGAAACGAAATAGCACCCCGTCGTTCTGCCATTCTTGTCATGGACTTCTTTTGACTGGAATAAGTACCCGCCAGTCTCATTTTTCAGCGGCACAAAATAGACCTCATTCGCCCCGTTTTCGTGAAGCAGCATCTTGCATTTCGCCCACGGGAGATACGGAACTTCAATCGGCTTCCCGCTGTCATCCTTCGCCTTCCGCTTGTCACAGAACGGCAAAACGTCGATCTGTACAAGCTCGTTAAATCCTTTCAGCATACTTTCCTCCTTAAATCTTGCAGACTTGCTTGTCCAAGCCGCACATTTCGGCAATGCGATTCGTGCCATACGTTTCCACCAAATGCTCAATCAGGGCGTTATGTACGTCCCAGTTCTCGCTCGGAAGCGCGGCGGCAATGTTCCCTTCGTCGGAAACAAAGTACTCATTCCCGTCATAAATCTCTGCGCCGTTGATATCCGTGATAAACGGCGCTTGCTGTTTATCTTCCATCATTCCACCAACCTGTATCTGGCATAGCTCGTATCCTCGCCATACCGGTTCTTGCTCGTTTCCATGTCGCGCCGGATGTTGTACCCTTCGCGCTTCAGATCGTAGACACGCGCTCCAAGCCGCATGCAGCCGAGGTCCTGCATCGCCTCAAGCTGCGTAATGCTGCCGAAGTCGCGCATGTACTTCAAAACCCGTTCAGCCTGCGTCATAGCTACCTCCAAAGCTGCGTGAAGATCGAACTGAAAACAATCTCGCGATAGAATATCTTCGGCGGCGCGGGTAACGGCTCTGCGTGCGTCGCAGCAAGCACCTTAGCCGCTTCTGCCTCAAACTCCACGGAGAACCATCTCTGCCAGTCAAGGCAGCGGCGCTTGCCTGTGTCGTGTGTGCATTTCTTGCACGGGTAAATCATTCCATCAGCACCGCCCCGCCGAAGAAGATCACCGCCGCGCCGCCAAGCGTGAACGCAGCCTTGAACAGCCCGAAGCCCAGCAGGACCGCCGTGCCGCCCAGAAGAACGCAGCCAATCGAGAAGCAGAACGCCTCCGAAGCCTTCAAAAGCTCCGACTTCCGCTTGCGCTGCCGGATAATCTTGTCCCACCGCTCGCCGAGTTCGCGCTCTCTTGCGCGCCGGTGATTCGCCTCAAGGATATATTCAACGTCAGTCATCATGTACCTCCACAAATTCCCCGTTCTTAGTGGGTCCATCCTTCAAATGCCGCTCAATCCAAGCATTAAGGTCCTTCGGGAAAACCCAGTAGACAGGTGCTTTCTCGGTTTTTACCGCCTTACCAAACGGGAAAACGCCCTGTTGCAGTCCCAGCCTAAGGACCTCAACGCCGATCTGCATGCCGTTTTCTCGCAGAATCTCTACCGCTTCTTGCGGCGAAATCGTTGCTCGATTTAACATCCTATCTCTCCTTTTTCTTTTCCTAAGATTAGAGAAATACTATCTATTCCATTTCCATTTCCTAAAGGTAATACCGTGGTATTACCGGAAGTGTTACCACGCTATCGATGTGGTTCAGACTTCCTCCTTTCCCGTCTGAGCCTCTTTTGCAAGGCTCAGGTCTTTGTTTCCTTCTTGCGCTGGATGACCGCCGAGACGGCTGATTCCAAACGTTTTCTTGCGTCCGGCGGCTTCCGTCTGCCGTTCAGAATCAGCGAAACATATGCCTTTGTGCAGCCAAGCTCAGCCGCCACTTCGTCGTACGTGACCTTGCTGTTGTGCATCTTCCCGATCAGGTCGCCTGTCCATTTTTCCAACATTGGCAGCCCTTCTTTGGGTTCTGTCCGTTCTTCAAATTTCCTTATGCGGATCAGTTTCAACCCGTAATCAACTGCCGATTTTACCTGATTGCTTTCCGGCACACCTGCGGTTGCAAGCGCGGAAAGGATAATCGCCGTTTCCTCTTTGCGTTTCATACGCCCGCTCCCTGTTTCCGCTTCTTCGTTTCCCCTATTGTTGCCCGGAAAACATCGAGTGACACGCCGTAGATACGCGCAAGCGCCTTGTGATACTTCGTGGAAGGTGTCCAGTCCTCCGCCTCCCAGTGCGCGATTGCCGTATCCGAGACGTTCAGTTTGTTCGCGACCTGCGGGCGGGAATAGCCGCACCGCAGACGCATTTCTTTCAAAGTCTCCACGTCTACCCTCCTTGTTCGGTTATTTTGATAAATCAGCGTTGACAAAACGCCTAAAAGCCTTTATTATGTAAGTGTCAGCCAACAAAATATTAGCTATAAACCCGCGAACCAATTTTTTATCGGGGGTTGGCGTTAGCTTTGCCTGTTTTGATTTATCATGGGTATATTATAACTTCGTTTTTATTGGTTGTCAACCGCAAAACTGCGTTTTTCATAGTTTTGTTATCTTGCACAAAAATTCCATTCTGTTATTGTCGTGCTTAAGGAGTGCCGTATGGCTACAAATTTTAGGGTGCCATTCTTCAAGGCTCAACGAGACAAACTTGCACTTGATCTACTGATAGACGCAAAATTGGCGGCAGACAAAGCAAACAAGTCGAGAACAATAAGCAGTTTTATTGAAAACTACGATATCATTCTTGATTGTTTTGAAAAGCTATCTGCGATGAATGGGAAAGTTACAAGCGTAAAAGGTAACTTGTTCGCAGAACGTTGCAGAATTGAATCTGAGTTCCAGCGGCATTTCCATGACGCGATTGACCGAAGTGGAGATGAGATTGTCGCCGGAAGCAAAAAGCTGTATAAATATGACAAGCAGCATACCGAGTTGAGCATAGCCAGTTTTAAACTGGACATAGATAAATTCATGTGTCGAATGGACAACGCGAACGCTACATTTGCAAAGGCAAAATATAGTTACGTCTGCCATGAGTGCGGAATGGCTTTTCTGCTGTCATCCGAAGACGATAATAAGGCGAAACGTGAAACAGATACATTCAATGATGTCGACATAGAATCTATTCTACGCGATGAGGAAGATTGGAGAAGGCGACAGCAGGGAATTAGCCTTGTCGATTCCGAGTTATCAAAAATCGATTCAATGCGTGGGCTCGATTTTGAGCGTTGGTGTGCAGAAATGTTGCGCAAAAATGGTTTTGTTAACGTTCGAGTTACGCAAGGAAGTGGAGATCAGGGTGTTGATGTTCTTGCGGAAAAAGACGGAATAAAATACGCGATTCAATGTAAGTGCTACGCGTCTGATTTGGGAAATGCTCCTGTTCAAGAGGTAAATGCGGGGAAAGCGATTTACCATTGCCATGTTGGCGTTGTTATGACCAACAGATTCTTTACATCAGGGGCGAAACGCGCTGCAGATGCAACTGGGGTATTGCTCTGGGACAGAAATAAAATCGAAGAATATATACGCAACGTAGATAAGGATTAACTACTATGGCAAAACGTGATACTGTAAGTGTAAATTGTGAGAAAGTGTCATCGTTCATAAAGATGAACGAATGGACAAAGGCTGCTTTTTCGAGGAAAGTTGGGAAGTACAGCTCATGGTTTGCGGAAGTTTTACGAGGAAATAACCTCCCTTCCCCCGAAGAAGCCGCCCGTATGTGCGTCCTGCTGCAAACCACGCCGGAGGAAATCCTTTCGGAAGAAGCAGATATCGAATTAGTGCGCAGCCTGATCGAGCAGGAACGGGAAAAGGGCATAAAAAAAGACCCCATCCCGAAGGATGGGGCGGTGAGCCAGGAAAAGCAGCTGCTGCTTGATATGATCGATGGGCTTTCTGACGAGCAGAAAGAACTTCTGGCACTATCTAAAAAAATGAGCGACGATGAACTCAAAAGGTTCATCGCCGCCATGAAAGCTATGTTGGGGGAATCGATGTGAGGGATTTTATCGCCAAGTTTGTCGAAAATTACGTTTCCGTGCCAGACCTTGTAACCGGTCTGCTTGTTACGGCAATCGGGGGAATCGCCACTTTGATACTTCGCGCAATCTGGAAGTGGATTAAAAGCTTGCAGCAAGACAAAAGGAAGCTTCGATCAGTCTTGCAATACGTGACATTGTTCATAGCTTTTACGTACTCTGGTGGAATAGGAATATACATCGGCATAAATCGTAACAGAACGTTTTGCGTGATTTACGGCGTTGTACTAATCGTATACTTCGCAGTGCGTCTGTCAATTCTTGTGAAGTCGCTTATTGATGAACCTATAGATTCCCGTCAAGATGATCTTCCAGCCGTGGTAGATTCCAATTGTGACAGCGGTTCTAATAAATGAATCTACCCATCCGTTTTCAACTAAATAATCGAGCATCTTTTTCTCCTTTCAGTCGTTTTGCATACTTATCATATAGCATTATATCACAGTTTGGTGTCAAATACTACTTTTTTGCATGGGACACCATCCGGTGTATGATGTAAGTCCAGAACGAGCCTTCTGAGCGCCTTGATCTGCGCGCCGCTTAACCTCGAAATCAGTACTAGCGCCTCGGCTTCTAATTTCTTTCTCTCAGTCGTTCGTTCCTTCATGTCCTGGTTCCTCCCTTTCATCCATAATTTTCTCCATTTCCGTCAAATTTTAGGTTGCTTTTTCGTGCAGATTTAGCGTTGAGGCTGTAAAACTCTGGTGGTAAAATTGTTGTATCTTACAAAACCGGAGGTTCGTACCATGCCAAAGGCTACATATTTTGTTACATGCCCGCGCTGCGGGAAAGAATTTGACGAAAGGTTGAAGGCTTGCCCACATTGCAAAACAAAGAACCGAAAAGCAGTCTGCCGAACATGTGGTACGCAGATCAGCGCCAGTGTCAAGCGCTGCCCAGCATGTGGTGCGCGACATCGAAAACGGATGTCCTCTGTTGAAAAGGTCCTTGTTGCCATTCTCTGTTTCCTTTTGGTTTTGAGCTGCTCTGCCTTATCCTCTCAAACCGGTGAATCTGCGAATACAGAGGTCAAAGACCCGGCAGTCGTTCGCTCTGAATACATCGCAGAATGTGAAGATCTGTCCTACTCCGATATTTGCAGAAATCCAGACGACTACAAGGGCAAGAAAACATTCTTTAGCGGCACTGTCATTCAAGTGCAGGAAGGGGCTTTTGATTCTGTCACACTCCGCGTACAAACGGAGTATGGCATCTGGTATGTAACTTACACACGCAAGGAAGGTGAAAGCCGCATCCTTGATAACGACTATATTACATGCTACGGCGAATGCAAAGGCGTTGAAACATACCTTGCCGTCCTCGGTAACACAGTCACAATCCCAAGCCTAAGAATGGAATACTACGTGACTAGCTCATAAACTTAGAGTTCTGCCACTGCTCCCGCGTCTCCCCTACATCGGAGACGCAGGAGAAGAGCATGGGCGCGCCCTTGATGTAGTCCAGGCTTAGACTGTGGACGTCTTTGAAAAGCGCCCCGTCTACGATGACGTTGATCTTCCCGTTTTCCATTCTGATATTGATGCTCTGCATTCGCTGTACCTCCATATTTTAGAACGTTCGTTCAAGAATTTCAATTTGGAATCTTCCACAAAGAACACCTGGCATTTTCTTCGTCCGGTAACCCTCGTAAGCGGCAATTATGGGACAGACTATTTTGTATAATGGAATGTTTAAGATCGCCCCACCGTCGCTCCACCGGCTGTGGGGCTTTTTCATGCGCCTGTAACCAGCATAGCAAAAGCGGCAGAAATGTCCACCCTCAAATTGGTAAAATCATACCAGTGGCGGAAGAATCAGCGAAATATATGTGAAAATGGAGGTATATCATGTCAGCAATTCAGGAACTCGCCCCATATATTTCTGCATATCAGGGGAACATCAAGCGGGCGAAAGAAGATCAGCATTACACCATCGATAGACTTGTCGAGGAATCCGGCGTTTCCAGATCGGCTGTGACGAAGCTCTGCGCAGGAACACAGCAAGACCCAAAACTGTACAATTCTGCCGCGCTGTGCCGCGTTCTCGGGCTGTCACTGGATGAGCTGTTCGGGCTTGTCCAACCCGCAGAAAGCCCGGAAGAACTGACCGAGCAGATTCATCATGTCGAGATCGAAAACGCCAAGCTGGCGGCAACAACAGCCGCGCAGAGCGCACAGATAAGGTCTACGCATACAATGTGTTACGTTCTCGCCCTGTTTTGTATGCTGCTCTCCTTTTCTCTGATTGCCTGCCTTGTGACGGATGCGCAGAGTCGGAACACAGGTTTTATTCGCGGCGGAGATTTGTCCGTGGCTGCATGGGTGTGCATCGCCCTGATCGTAGGTTCAGCGCTGGCTTCAGCGATTACTTTCTATGCAATCCGAAAAGAACGTGGAGGAAAACATGGAGTGCATCAAGTGTAAAAAAGAAATTCCTGACGGCTCGGCGTTCTGCTGCTGGTGTGGGAAACAGCAGCAAGCGCCACAACGAAAGGCTTTGAAGCGTGCAAACGGTACGGGGACAGTTTACAAACTGCAAGGGCGGCGTACCCGCCCGTGGGTAGCCGCAAAAGGAAAAACCATAATTGGATACTACGATAAAAAAACAGCCGCCCTCGACGCGCTGGCGCGTTTACAAGGGCGGAGTATTGATGAAATATATAACTGGACCTTCAAGCAGGTTTACGAAGCATGGAAGGATGAACACTTCCGCGATATCGGCGCGAAGGGAATAGAGTCTTACGAACGCGCATATGACGTTTTTGAACCATTGCATGACAGAAAATTTCGCGAACTGCGGACCGCTGATTACCAGATTGTCATAGACAAGTACAGCGATAAATCCCACTCGCTACTGTCGAAGTTCAAACAACTTGCAACGCAGATGTCCCAATGGGGAATCCGGCAGGAACTCATAACGACAAACTTCGCTTCGTTCATTAAACTACCCGAGAATGTGAAGAAAGAAAAAGAGATCTTCTCAGAAGAGGATATCCAGAAGCTCGAAGCGGACGGTTCCCAGGCAGCAAAACTCGCTCTGATGATGGTCTATACCGGTATGCGAATCGGTGAGCTGTTCGGGCTTAGAACCGAAAATGTCCATGAAACCTACGTGATCGGTGGGGAAAAGACAGAAGCAGGCAGGAACAGGATAATCCCAATCCGCTCCGAAGGGCGTAAATATTTTGCAGAATTCAAAGAGCGTGCAAAAGGCGAACTTCTGATCTCTGGGTATGCCGGGCAAAAAGTCATTGCAAATTTTCGCAAGCGTGACTACTACCCGCTTTTGGAGCGGCTCGGAATCTCCAAGAAAACACCACACGCAACAAGGCACACATTCGCAAGCTGGGCTGTAGCAAACAATATCAAGCCTGAACTCCTGCAAAAAATGCTCGGGCATGCAGACTATTCCACGACCGCAAACATCTATGAGCACTTTGACATTGACCAACTTGTGAATGCGATAGATGCGCCTGTTACTAACACGTTACTAACAAACCAAAAATCAGCGAAAAAGAAAAAGCCCTGAAACCTTTGAGATTTCAGGACTTTTTTGGTGGAGACTAATGGACTCGAACCATCGACCTCCTGCGTGTGAAGTAGACCTTCTGAAATTTCCTAAACTTTTTAAGCATGTTTTCAGACGTTTTTAGACTTTTTCAAATTGGATATTAAATCTCAGACGTTTTCAGATTTTTTCAGATTTTTTCGGTTACTAACAAATAGCTAACACGGTTACTAACACTAGACACGTTTTATCTTCTGCATAACAGAGTTATAAACCTTGCTGTTTACCATCGCAAGTGTATCCATAAGTTCGTCAATGACCGCCCAAGCCTTCGCTGGGTCTTTCCCGGCAACCGCAAGCAAAAACTCACTGTCCCCGTACTCGCCCACAGTAGCCGGTTCTGCGGTCACAGGGGCGGGAGAACCAGAGTAGTAACCCACAAACTTATCTCTAGCATTCTCCGCTCCCTGCATTTTGTCGCGTATCACATATAGGTTCGCCAGTTTGGCATAATTGGGATAGCTGGATTCTTCGTATTCCAGCCGTGCTATTTCCTTTCGGATTTCGGCTTCATCCAGCATGTCTGTCCCTCCTTATGCTCTGTCAATCTGCTCCATGCAGCGCCGGATAGCCTCGCGCGTTTTATCATCGTCCGCGTCGTGCATCATGTCTTCCAGCGTCGAGCGCATATGCTCCCGAGCATCGGTCCGGCTGTATCGCCCCATAGAATCGCGACGCCTGCCACGGTAGGAGCTTCCGCGCCCATACGTGCCGCGCATATCGGCTTCCCACTCGCCATCTCGGGAATAGCCGCCATCCTCAAGCATTTCGATTTTGTAGGTGTTCTTGATGGAACTTGTCAGCTTCTGAATTGCGTCCAGATCACCAGCCGACATTTCACGCTTGTCTGCGATTTCGTCAAGCTCTTTGCATAGCATTTCCCGAAGGTTTCTCAAATCGTACATATTCCTTCCTCCCTTCACGATACGCGCTCGACGATCATATTGCTATTTGCGAAATTGATCGCCTGTGCGCTGGTGTTCTTCGCCGCTACAGTCAAGCAGCAGCCGCGCGGAACTTCCACGAATGTTGAAACGTAGATGTTGAAATAATTCTCAACAGCCGCAGGGGTTACGGTCGCTGTGGCGCTGTTCAAAGCCTCCCCGTTGATGGCGAGCGCAGCGGTGATAGCTCCGACCGTTCCGCCTGTAGGCACGGCGATATTCGCGCCAAAAGATACGCGGAACTTCGCCTTACACTGCTGCGTAAGCCCACGAAGCGTAACAAGCCCGCTTCCGTCACGGTGTACGATACACGGTTTGCCACAAGCCGCCGTGGAAATTAGAGGGACGTTCTGCCCGGCGGCAACAATTTGAATATTGGGCGCTGTAAATTCAGCCATAAAATCATTCCTTTCTAAATGCGTCGAATTCGACACGGTTAAAAATAGCGGCGGGACGATTGCCCCGCCGCGTTTCTTGAGTATCGGCAAGGAACCGATCATTTTCGTGAGTCCACGAAAAAGCTCTACGTTATGGAGTTAAGCGCAGTTTCTGCAACCGTAGTTGTAGCCGTTATTACATCCGGAATACTGGTACGGGGCTGGAACCTCAAACGCCGGAACCGGACGGGGGTTGTAATGTACGAACTGTCCGTACACATAATCCCGAATCTCGTTCGTCTGCGTCGCCTGCGATGCAGCGAGGTTCGCCATAATAAGCTGCTGATTCTGCTCAGCAATCTTGGCATCCTTCGCGGCCAGTTCCTGCGCAGTCAGGCGCTGATCGATGCTGCGGAAGCCGCAGTTCATCGCGTCGATGATGTCGCGAGTGCTGTTCTGCACGGTGTTTCTGGTGTCGCAAGCCTGCGAAGCCATGTCATACCGCACCTGCGCAACGGCTGCGCGGTTTTCGCAGCAGCACTCCTGCGCCTGCATCGCCATGTTGTTGAGCTGCTGCATCAAGGCTGCCTGCTGGTTGCAGCGGGAAAGCTCCGCATTACCGAACCCCGTAAGTAGGGAGTTGTTCACGGCATAGAAGCCATCGCACAGCCCGCCGTTGATGAGGTCCATCTTGCGTTCGATGTTTGCGAAGTCGGAAGCCAGAACATAGCCGTCAACTACTCCGCCGGAATTGCCGCGGTTATTGCCGAAGCCATTACCGCCCCAGCCACAGAACAGGGCGAGGAACAGGATAATGAACCACCACCCGCCATCGCCTCCGAATCCGCCCCAGCCGCCGGAGCTGCCGGAAGGGGATACGTTCATGGTCGGCTGAATGCCGCCATCAGAAAGACTCATAATCATTTCTCCTTTCGTAGATTTTGAAATTTATCTCAATCGTGCGCACGAATTGAAATCTTAATTATCCAAGAAGCTGTTGAAACTGGCTTGCCGCCTGTTGTAGCTGGTTCAACTGCTGCTGCGAGATTTTCCCAGACTGTACCAGCTTCTCAACCTCCGCCCTCGGGTCGCCCTGAAAGCTCTGCTTGAACTGCTGAAACTGCCGCACCATATTTTGAAACTGCCCCATAGCCCCGGGCATTTGCCCGCCGCCGAGTGCATTAAACAGTGGGTTCATTGTCTGCCTCCTTCACCTTTCTAACGGGCTTGACGCTCAGAGACGCCACCTTTGCCGCCAGTTCGTCAAAGTCCTTGCGGGTCACGTATTCCACCGTAGGCACTGTTTGTGGCGCTGTGGGGCTCACGGGGGCTGTAGAGCGCTCTACGAGGTCATACGTTGTCATTGCTGGTTTACCGCTTGCGTCTGCTTTCTTCACATACACAACCGGCGCATTCATATCCCAGAGCGTGACGGCGTTATTCGGCGCAACGATAAATTCGTTTGCCGCCTTCTCGTTCGGGACCCAGATGATAGACTGTCCACAGCTCGGCTGCTGTGGCTGAGGTTGCGGAGTCGGATACTGCATCGACGGCGCAGGCTGATACTGTGGACGCATCATTGGTTCCTGCATCATGGGCGGTTGATTGTAAATCGGCTGCTGATACACATAAGGCTGTTGTCCGAACATTATTTATCCTCCTTTTCCCAGTAGAACAGTGGGATTTCGTTCCCACTGTTCCACGTATCGAAATACGTGCCATCTTCCGCGCAGACAACGTGCGTAGATAGTGCGAGTACATATATACCGCGTGGATGGTCTGCGCAGAAATCCTCAACGGTATAACAGTCCGGGCATGTATTCGGCACGACGTTCCTTGTAAACCCATGCTGCCGAAGGTACGCGCCCCAGACACTGTTTGCCGACGGCATGTCGCCCATTTTCAGCCCCTGTAGGCAAAGTCCGACGTATGTTTCATCCCAGCTCTTGCCCGTCGCCTTTGAGATCGCCCGGACGGTACAGTCTCCGACTTGTTTTCCTTCCGGGTTTGGATTGAAATAAGAAAAGCCCATACCGAACACTCCTTTGATGTGTCCAGTATGGGCTTTTTCGTATTTTCGTGTGCCTCAGTTGTGCATCACTTAGCTATACAGTTTGCTCGACGTGTCTCTCATGCGCTGAATAATCCCAGGGAGGCGTCTTTGCACCGTCGCCCTGCCAAGATACAGTTCCGTCGCAACGTCCACTTGTGGAAGCTTCTCCACAAAGTAGAGCTGCGCAATCTTTTCGTCTTCCCGACCAAGATTCGCCTGATGAATGACCGCTTCCATGTCCCGGCGCATCAGTCCGCCAAGCTCCGGCGGTAATTTGCATCTGGCTTGTGGAGCCATAGCCTCGCCCCCTTACTTCATCGCCTTTGCGAGCTTTTTGAGAAGGTCGTCGCCGTACTTGTAGGCGGCGAGATAATCAATCGTGCCGTCGGTCAATCCGGCTTTCTGCCGGATGGTCTTCTTTGCTTCTTCAACCTCGGCATCAACCTTCACGGTATCGTATTCCACCCACGGGAGTTTTCCGTGCTTCTGCCAATTGCGGGCGTGGTAGCCTGCTTTCGTGCCGATGTTCTGGACGGCGGTAATCTGCACGCCGTTGTCCCAGATGGGCGTACACTCTACCGCCAGACCGTCCCCGATGTACATGCCCCAGTGACCGGGCATCCAGAGACCTTCGCCGGGAATCAGCTTGTCCCATCCGATGCCGGACACGGCGTAGCACTTGGCGATCATGCCGTCGGCGGAGACATCCGGCACGCTGTTCGAGGCGTATCTTGCACCGCCGTAGTAGGCGTTTTTGTTGCCGTTCCAGCCCCAGAGAATGCCCTTTGTCAGGTTTACGCAGTCAAAGCCATAGACAACTTTTCCGAGGAGGCTGCGCAGATATGTGACTCTGCCGCCGGTGTACCAGTCCGGGTACTGTGCGGATTTCTCGTCAATGATCGTTTCGCTCACGGGGGAGCCGAAGCAGCCCCACATGTAGACGGTCTTGTAATTCTTCGCAACGTCAATGTGCCTGCGCACAAGTTCGGATGCTTTCATCATTTCTGTTCGCCCTCCTGCGGCGTACCCGCATTGTCAATCGCGTCCTGTGCCTTCTGGCTCTGGGTGCCAAAGTAGAAGGTCACGACGGTCAGGAAGATGGTCAAAAAGTCCTTGCCTGTGATGTCTCCCCGCAGGGCGAGGACAGCAAAGACGATGGTCAGCGAGAGCGTGACCAGAGATTTGACGCTGAGCAGGTTGCCCAGCCGCTTTTTGATGTTTTCCATATGTACCCCTTTCATTCTACCGGTTCATTTGGTTTCGCAAATACTCTCTTGCACAGCAGGAGCAGCAGCTCCCCGCCAAACGCCGCTGCCGCGAAGATCAGGACGTCTGACAGGTCGGCGGGATGGTCTGTGAAGATGGCAAGCGTTTTGATGATGACCGCCCACGCGAGCGTAAGCGTCAGGGCGTAAATGCAGTAGTAGACCAGCTCCCGCGCCATGCGCCCCTTTGTCTTCCTCTGCGGCTTTTTCTGCCCGTCCGCCATACTAGCCTCCCAGCCCCGCCAGAGCCAGCGCGTAGCCGACTAAACCCGAAACAATCGCCGTGACCACGGCTTTGATCAAGCCCTCCCAGCGGCCCGCAGGAACCGCCTTGAGGCTTTTTACGTCAGCTTTGATCTCGTTCACGTTCGACTCGATCGTCTCCTGCTTCGTCGCCAGCACCTCCACAGAGGTAGCCAGCTGGTGAAGCGCCTTGTTGTCCGCCTCGAGCTCGTCGATGCGGTGCTGATTGGATTTGCAGCGCGCGTCGATCGCTGCGACATGCGCCTGAATTCCGTCGTCCATGTGTTCTCCTTTCTCGCCCTCGGGCGGCTGTTATTCTTCCACGTCCCACGCCTGCGGGTATTCTGCGAGACTATATGCTGTATCCTGGTTCGCTTTGGTGAACTTTCCGTCCTGCACTGCCCATTCACCTGCCTTGTACATGTCGTGCGCGCCCGTTGGGTGTACGAAATTCCGCGCCGTCTCGCGTGACGTGCCGTGGTAGGGTCTGTTGAAGGTGAACCATGCAGAGCCACCAGGAACAATATCCGGATATACTGCATTGTCGTAATTCTGGAAGCATTCCCATGGTTCACCGCCCACGCAGAATACGTCCCCGGCAACATGTTTTCCCGCCTCCCACTCCGGATAGAGCGCCGAACACATAATGATTTCATCCGCCGTTGTGGGCTGCTTGCCCGCCATGAGAAGCCTGACCGCATTTGCCGTGGAAACGGTCAAGCCGTATTCAGCCGGTGTCACCACGACCGGCTGCGGCTCCGGCAGCGGGATATTCGTCAGAAGCCAGCTGCCGTCCGTGATCTCCTGCCGTAGAAAGTTGCCCGGCGTGTAGACGCGCAGCTCAAAATCATTGTCCGCATAGACCGTGACCGGACCGGTCAGCTCTGTCACCCCCGAAAGAGAATCGCCTGTAAACCGGACCGAGCCGGAGGTGCTGTATACCCGGACGTTCGCGTAGGTTTGATTGTTATGTGTGATGTACATAAATAACCCCCTAAATCAATTTTCCGTGATGGTGCAGGTCGGTGTCCACACAACGTTGCCGTTTCCGTCATATGTTTTCTTTTGTTCGAACAAAATGCGTGTGTTTGTTGTGGCTACAAATTCGTAAGTACCTTCTTTTTCGTTTGATACAGTTACACCGTTCAAAATAACGTTGCCGCGGCTGTTTCGTGCCTTATATGATATGGTGATCGGAACTTTACTTCCAGAATGAAACGTCAGTGCTGCAGCATCCGTTAGTTTTTCGCCGTTAACTACGGCATACATGGAATAGGTACTGCTGTAAGAAACAGGGACGCTCAGAATTACCATGAATTTGCTGGGAAGTCCCCTTCGTAAAAACATTCCCATTGATGCACCCCCTAGAAGCAGAAGCAAAATGGCACGCCAAGCGCAGCGCCGCCCCGGATAGTTCCCTTAGTGCCGGCGGATGATACGAAGATAAAATTTGTGGTGCCGTTTATAGACGGGGAACGTGTCCACCATCTGGATTCCGCGCCGTCTAGCATTTTTATTTTGCTTCCGTTTTCTTTGTAATACTGATATTGTTTACCTTCGCCTGGCGCGGAAGAATCAACATCACCAAACACTTCCACATCGCTTGGAAAAAACAGTTTGTCTGCCGTTGTTACGATGGTGGTGCTTTTGTTGCCCGCAGATGTCAGTTTATTCACATTCTGGATGCCATTTTGCACTTCCAGCGGCAATTGAACCAAGATGGCAGGAAGATGTGTTTGCCGCATGGCGCAGCCAGCCCAACCGTTTCTGTTTGTGTTGCTGCCCTCCATTTCGTTTTTTCCGTAGCAGTCGTGCAACTGGAAGGTAAACGGGGCTTTGCCGAAGCCATCGGAATAGTCGTCGTGATTGATACCGATAATGTCAACCAGATAGTCCGTGGAGCCAATCATCATCGCCTTCTGATCTCCAATCTTCCACGTTGAGGGGACAACCTTTTTCTGGCAGATAGCAATGATCTGTTCCCAGGTATTATCCGAAAAATTTGCCTCATATGAAGGCTTAATTCCAGTAAACCATCTTGGGCTCCTTCCGCTCATCCGAAGACCACCACCTTCACGGGGACATTCACCGTCGGCGCTTTGCCGATGCACTGCGCGGTCAAAGAGTTCGCGCCCGTCTTATAGTTGTGGATGAGCGCGAAGCCCTCCAATAAAGCCGCGTCTGCGTCCGGGTCCGTGCCCGAGAGCGCCACGTCCCACTGCGGGTCTATGTCGTAGGATGCTTTCAGCCCCGTGATCGTGATCGTCTGCGCCTGGTAGCCATGTGAATCCGCAGCCCAGCCCGAGGCAAGCAGCGTGCCGGTGTACTGTTTGATGTTCATAGGCTCATACACTCCTGTAATCAGCTCGCCCGCCGCGTTGTGCGCCGTCTTCCCCTTGAGAAGTGTCTCCGGCGTTACGGTGTCGGCGGTCAGATCAAGCTTGACTTCGCCGTTCAGGGCGACTTTGTTTACTGCCATCTCAGCCTCCGATCTGGAGCGTCTGCCCTCCTGCGGCGTTGTCGGTGTAGGTGACGGGAATCGCCGCGACAGTCACCTGCGACAGATAGTCATACGTCTCATCCGGCGTCACGACCTGCTCGGCAAAGCTCGGCGTGACGTTCTTGTTTGCCTGTGCCTTGACCGCCTCGCCGCCGTAGCTGCCCACCACGCCGAGAAGGGACACGCCGGCTTTGATATTGCCGGGGATAAGCTTTGCCTTCTCTGTGGGCTTGATGCGCGACTTGCCGGAGCCGTCGTGGAAGCCCATCGGAATGGCAGGTTCTTCGTCCTTGTCGGCAATGTCCAGCGTCTGGCCGCCGTTATCCGGCATGGTGCCGGTCAGCTTCGAGCCTCGCGCGTAAAATGTCTTATCCTTGAGCACCTCCGCCACGGCGGCGGTCGCGTCCTGCGAGTTTACGTCAAACTCGTTCGAGCCAACGATCGGCGCGCCGGACTTGTCGTGCGCGGTGACGCCCTTTTTGAGGTCACTCGGTACGATGGTATCTGCCGACAGGTCGAGCTTTACCTCCGTCCCCACAACGATTTTGTTTACGTACTTGTTTGCCATATGCTCACTCCTAACTGTTCATATACTCGTCGCCCATGATGAGCGTCAGCCCACCGGCGGCGTTGGATACTTCGTACTGTGGAATCTTTGCAACGTTTACGTCGCGGGACAAAAGCCGGTTTCTGGTCGGCAAGACCACCGGCTCGTAAGTCTTCGGCGTTACGTCGTATACGCCCTCATACGGCTTGCTGCCTCCCGTGTAAACTACCTTCGCCGGGGCGATCTTCATCTTGATCTCCGGCTGGGAAAGCGTCATTTTAATCATATCCCGTCTCCTTCAAAAAACGCTTTGCGTCCGTCTGCACAATTTCAGCTGCCATCGGGTTTCCGTTGCCATCCGTTAAGGCAAGCTGTAGTCTCACAGTGCTTGCTTGCAGCCGCATTGCGTCTGCATACGGGATTTTTACAAGCAGGTGCGTTTCGTCGACTACCGTAGGTTCGTACTGGAAGAAGGAACATCCCTGCCTCACGTAAAACTCAATCTTCGTCGCTTTCGTCAGGTCAGTTCCCTCTACTTCCACCGATAAAGCGTTCGCGATTTTCTGAAACACTTAATCACCCCCAGCCTGTGCTTCAAAAACATCCAGCTCGTTCTTCGCCTTGATAAACGTCGTCGTGTCGTCCGACAGGGAAATCGTTGGCAGCAGACGTACATCCGTCGAGTAGTCGTGGTATGAGATCAGTCCCCCTCCGGATGCCAAAACGGTATCCCCATCTGCCGATAAATCATGTGCGTAAGCGCCAGCAGGAAGCGCGGCAATGTTCCATCCTAAACTTGGGTCGCTGGTTGTCTCTAATTTGATGTTTGTTCCACCAAGTGCAAGAAGTCTTTCTGTTGCAAGCAGAGCGGAATTTACGTTGTCTATCGAATGTATCCCGGCTGTCCCCTCTGATACCCAATCCGTAAGGTTGCTGGAACTCATCACACCCGTTCCGCCGTCTACTGCAACCCAGTATCTTCCTGAATAATAAACGACAGATGTAGCATTTTGGTTGAGCGATTCCGTAGCACCGACTAAGCCTTTACTTGTCCACGAACCAATAGGCACCGTAGAAGCCCACACAGCAGCTTTCAATTTTTGGTTGGAAGCAGAGCTTCCGACAACTGCGAGCCACTGTCCATTCACATAGCTCAGTCTGCTAACACATGCGAAAGGATATTGGAAGATCAGTTTTGCCGTCCACTCTGTTGCATTCTGAGGGTCGTCCGTATAAAAAATGTAACGTGCTGTCGGAAATGCCCAGTACGTTCCGTCTGTAGCCAATCCTTTGATATTGGGGCGCCAATCTGCTATGTTTGACTGCCAACCAGTATATGACGCCGTTTTTCTTGTCCACGCGATTCCATCCTTTGAAGATAGCACTTGAATCTTACTTATTGATGAAATAGTGTTGTGAAATTGGTAATCGCCCCTTGTATCAAAAACGGCTACCAAAAGATCATCTGAAGCCACCATTTGGACAGGTGCGCCTCCACTGTGCGCTCCGCTGCTAGGTAACGACTCAGAAACAGATACCGTTTCTGTGTGTACAACCGTGTATGGTCCTGTTGCCTGTTCCGATGCCGCAACGCTTAATGTGTACACATATTGTGCGCTTCCGGAGTTCTTAGTGTAATAGCAGCCAGCAACGTAAAACTTGCCATTGAACTTCACGACCCGTGACATTTCTTGAAAGTTCGGAGCCGTTCCGACTGTTATCCCGTCCCATGTGACTTCTCCGACCGTATTTCGTAGAATCTGGCACAGCGTCGGATATTCCGCAAACGTCACCTGAGAGCCGTCGCACGGGAGCCACGCGTCGCCCAGACTCAGCGCCGGAGAGGTCTTCACCGTCCCAATGGGTTCTATCCTGTCCGGCATATGCCGCAATGCGTCGTCCACGAAGGGATTAGACACCGGAAGCCGGAGAAAGCGCCCCGTGGAGTCCTGAAGCATTGTGCGTGTATTGAACGGCGTGCCGGTATCGTCCGGGTCGTCGGCACGCGTCATGTCGTAAGTATCTGTCTGCCCGGCAACGGGCTTGAGCTTTACCCGCCCCGGAAATTTTGGAGTTCGGTCTTTCATGTTATCCCCCCATGTCTCCTGCGTATAGTTCCGCGTCGGCATAAATCCAGCCGACCTCCCGGCTCTCCAACACGTCATCTACAGCGATGATCGTCTTTTCAATGTTGTTCGCGCCTTCCCAGTCCAGATCGTTGATCTTTGCCGGAGGGCGCGGGGCAGGATTGACAACTGCGTCGTATACGGCGTTCGCGGATTCGATATAAGCGTCCATAACGTCTTTGTCGAGAACTTCGTCAGAACCATAATCTTCCCGCACTTCTGCCGGAACGTCGATACAGTGCGTTCTTAGCCGATCACGGATGGTGATAAGCGCAGTTCCAACGCGGTTCAGGTCAGACGCTTTGTAAGAACCTTTCAAGCCAGCTTCAAAGTCTGCCTTTTCCTGCTCCGTGAAGTCGCTCCACAGCTTCTTGTAAAGCTTCTCAGCATAGGAAGCGTCTGCCTGTGTCCGGTCGGTGATTAAGGTTTTCATAATTCTCATGCAGAAGCCCCCGTTCCGACGATTTCGCACTCAGCCGCCGCGATGCCGCTCAGTTTAATGGTCATGCTCGTTATTGTCCCGGTAATGTGGTCATCCCACGGAGTTGTGGTGTCTACGTAGTCACCGGGAAGCTCCTTGTCCATGACGATCTGAACGCTGTGCGTCTGCCGCCGCATATAATAGTCAAAGACGTGCTGTGTCACCGCTGCAACATTCGTCGAGTTGACAAGCGTCGCGTCTTTGACCTCGATGACGTTTGGCTTCGTGGATGCCGTAATGTTCGGATTCTGTTTTACCGTGACCGCCGTCGTGTGGTGGTAGGTCTTCCCGCCGACCTCAACCGTATCGCTTCCGCTTCCGGACGTGCTGTACGTGTGCGCGGTAACTCTTACCTCGGTCACGATGGCAGACTGGCTGACTTCGCCGCCGACGTAGAGCCGGTTCATGGGAATCTCCGTCGGTGTTTCCTCAGACAGTCTCCATACCTTCACGTTTCCTGTTCCGCTGGTGTCCACAACAGCCCGAAGCGCAAACGCCACCTGCTGCAAAGCTTCCCTTCGCGTGCAATCAGGAATATATCCTGTCAGTTTCTCGGTCCGTAGTTCCTCCGAAAGCTCCAAAACGAAATACCCGCCGAGGATACTTTCTAAAACCGTTTTCGCGTTTGCTTTTGAATAAACAACAGCTGGGAATGGGTCTTCGTCCAGAATCCCCAAAGCGTCGATGCAGGAAACGTTGTATACGTTTTTGCTTACGCGGGTAGATTCGTCGATGTAAAACGTTCCGATTTTCGTCTTTCCGTTGTACGCATAAACGGGCTGCTTCTCTTGGAAGATAAAATCAATATCTTCCATGCTGTCCAGCGTGAAATCCAGCGTGTTAATCGCCAGCTCGTCAGATATGATGTTCAGTTCCTCGGTCGCCTCAACACTCCGAAGCTCCTGCCGATCGAACTCTCGAACAATGCCGAAAAGGATAAGGGATACCTTGATCGGTTGGTTTGGCAGATTCGTTTTGTTGAACTGAATCTTGATTTTGTTATACAGTTCCACAGTTTTCTCACAGAAGTAATTTCCGCTGTTCGGGAAGAACTGCTGTGTAGCCAGCTGCGTTGTCCCGTTGTACCACGTGATATTCAGGTCGCTGCAATAATCCCCCGTTTCGCCGTCGAACTTGAAATAGATGCCGAGGGAAGTAAACTGTCCGTCCAGCGTGATTGTGATCGTCGGTGGGACCGTAAACGTGCAGTCGTCCCCGCTCCGAGTCGTGGACCAGAAGCCAACCGGCTCAGATTTTGGCTTGAGCTTTCGCGTGCCGTTCAGCACCCATTGATTCTGCTCCGTCGTTGCCACTGGTCCCTCGAACGCCCCGAAGGGCAGCAGCGAGGTTTTTGAGATACCCATAGCCTCACTTGCTGTCACACTCGCAGCCGCCGCAGAACCAACCGCAACGTCTTCATACACAACTTTTACACTCATAGCGGCGTCCTCTTCGGCTTCATCGCAACAAAATTAAATGTAAGGTTTCCCCATTCGTTCTTCTGCCCGTAAGCCGTCAAAAGCTCATCGTCTCCGTTTGCCACATACGCCTCGAAGGTCAATGTCCCTTGTGCATACGGAACGGTGAGGGAATGGCTGTCGACAGGCGCGGAGATTGCTTCATAGAACCTGTCATATTCTGCCGGGTCAGTTCCAACCGGGTCAAGCTCTACGCTGTAGTTGTAAAACGTGCCGATGATATCACGAACCATCGCGCCAGTCATCACACGCCCTGCATTATCGCCGTCGAGCACTGCGAAAGATCTCTTTAGACTTGTTACGTGGAGGTTTGGATAAGCTGTTCCGTCGAGAGTCAATACACTTCTCATGCCTTCACCCCCGCCAGTTTCATACCTACACGCTGCGTTTCGTCGTTGTTTGCTTTATAGACTGCTCGGGCAAACTCTCTGCCGTTCAGCTGCAGAATGATTGTCTGAGATCGTCCACCGCCGGATTCGTTCATAGCCCGTTTGAATGCCTGCACCATTGTCTCAAGCGGCGTTTCGATGTTCGTACCGCTCTTCTGGTCGCCCAGCACCGCCATAAACTCCCTGTTCGGAGGGATGACAGCGCCTTCTGCCAGCCTCGGGAGTGCTACTTTGCTCACCGGTGGGATATTAAAGCCAAACGATTTGCCACCGATAACCGGCACCCAATCCGGAATATCAATGTGAATTTTATTCAAGCAGGAAATGAGGAAATTAATTCCATCAATGATTCCGTTAATTGCCGCTTCAAACACGCCGATAAAACCGTTTAAGGCATTCTTTGCAAGGTTTTCCCACCATTCCGCCGTAAACACGGGCGCAATGTTTTTATCCCAGAAGCTTTTTACCGCTGCCCAACAGGATTTGATTTTGTCTATAATGAAATTCCAATTTGGGGCAATCGCCGCTGCAAGACTTGCACCGCCTGCCGCCAGCAACCCAAGACCAAGAGGAATTCCGGCACCTGTAAACAGGAGAACCGCGCCAAGCACAAGCAAAGATACGCCAAGTAAAGCAGTTATTACGCCGAGCGGACCGCGCAGTTTGCCTTGAATCGTGTCCCAGTTTGCTGTGATTGCTGCCCTCAATCCAACTGCACCCGCTGCCATTAGAGCAATACCGAGTGGAATATTTGCGCCGGAAAACGCTAACACAGCGCCCAATGCAAGCAATGCCGCGCTTACAAGCGCTGTTACAACTCCTATTGGTCCTTGCAATGCCTGTTTAATGCTGCCCCAGTTAATTGCTACAACAGCTGCAAGTCCAACAGCACCCGCCGCCATTAGTGCGATGCCAAGCGGTAAATTTGCACCGGAAAACGTGAGAATCGCGCCAATGACGAGCAGCGCCGCACTCACAACTGCCATGATTTCGTAAACATTTTCCTGAACAAACTTTTTAACAGCGCCCCAGTTGATCGCAGCGGCTGCGGCAAGCCCAGCTACGCCCGCTATCATAAGCCCTATGCCAAGAGGCACATTTGCCCCGGTAAATGTCAAAATTGCGCCAATTACCAGCAGTGCACCGCTTACGATTAGCGTCAGTTCCGTGATAACCGCCTTAAGTTCTGCGACTGGTCCTTCCCAATTAGCGGCTGCTACAGCTGCAAGCCCAATAGCGCCCGCGATAATCAGTCCTAAACCGAGAGGAACGTCTGCACCGCTGAATAGCAAAATGGCGCCAAGTGCCAAAAGCGCCGCGCTCACAATGGCTGTGATTTTACCGATCTGCCCTTGCAACAGTTCAGCGATTCCGCCCCAATTTTCCGTCACAGCATCGTAGATTGCCAACGCTCCAATTGCCATCAACGCAAGCCCGAGCGGAATGTTCGAGCCGGAGAATGTCAAGATTGCACCAAGCGCCAAAAGCCCTGCACCAAGAAACAGTTCCGTAATCGCGGTGATCTGGTCTTTGATTTTAGATGCGAAATTCGGTGCAATCTCACCAGACGCGCCAGCACCTCCGATGCCGCCCGCGCTTTCGTCCGAATTGCTCGACAGCTGATTGATTTCGTCAAAGCTTGCCATCGACTTCCCAGCTTTTTTCGCCGCGCTCCCGACGCCTTCTAACGCCTCTTGCTCGTCATATAGAGACTTTGCAGCCGCTGCCGACTTTTCGTAAGTCGTTCCAAAAATCTTAGACACGATCCTAGCCAGCAATGTTATAATGCGAGTCAGTACGTTAGCGAGCGTTATAAACGCCGGAATTACGACTTGAAGAATCGGTTGCGCCAGCGTCAGCAACGCGCCTTTCAGTCTTGCGACCGCAGCCCGTGCCTCCTCATTTTTCATGATTGTTTTCCCGAGCCAAGTCCGTAAACTTTGCAGTGCCCGAGTAATCAGGCTGAAAACAAGAACGCGCTTAAAAAGCCCGGAAACACGCTTACTGAACGTGTTCATGCTGTCGGAAACCTTCTTCGCGGCGGTCTCCATTCGCTCTGTCGCGCCGCTTGCGTTTGTGATTTGCTCCGTGAGTTCTCCGGCTTTTTGCTTCGCAGCGTCCAAAGCAGAAGTCTGCGCGATCACTTTGTCCGTGATTTTTGCATATTTCCCGTCCAAACTCTCAACGATCTTGTCTTGATCTTTTAAGATTGATTCCTGCTCTTTGATTTGTGCCGCGACTTCCGTCTGCCGTCCGTATGCTGTGATATAAGCCTCCGGAGACGCAGACACCTCACCGGACGTGATCTGCCGAAGCCGCGCGGATTCAGCCCGCAACGATTTCAGCGCATTTTCTGCCTGTTTTGCAGATTCTTTCGCTGCGTCAAGCTGAGATTTCAAGCCACTCTGCTCTCCGGTGCTTTTTTTCAGCTCGGCTTCCATTTTGTCGATTTTCGCCGTCAGTTTATCAAGCTCCTTCTGCGCGTTTTTTGCGTCGACCTCCGCTTGAACAACGATTCTTCCATCTGCCATTTTCTCACCACCTTATTTTGAAATGCCCCATGCGGCTAGAACGTCCTTTTCGGACTCTGTATACGTCGTTTTCAGATCGATAATATCCCTGTTTTTCCGGTAGAATTCCCTGTCCTGTTTATCCAGAGACTTCCCGTGCGCTTTTTTATCGCGTATGCGGACGACTTGAGCAAAGAGACAGTCACCGATCTCCTGATAGAAGCTCAGAAACGAGTACCAGTGTAGATATTCCAGCGCCCGCACCTCACACCCGGCAATCCGGTTGATCGGAGCAATAATGATGTCAAAATCCTGTTCCCACGACATCAATGCAGGTTCGTGTTTCTTCTCTTTCCGATCTTGCCCCCGGTCAATAAACCGGAAGCATTGATTTAGGGCCTCCTGATAGTCTCCTGGAGGCATTTCGTCGAAACCGGGATAAAAAATCTCTAGTGCCGCCTCGGTCTTGAGATGGTCATCCAACTCGTTATCGGTAAGAGCGGTGAGGATATCCAACACCGCTCTATAGTCCGACCGAATTCCGTATTCTGTTCCGTTTACATCAACCGAGGTCGGCAGCGACCAGATTACTTTTTCCATCGCTCCGTATACTTCTTGATTCTCGGGTCAGTAAGTTTCTTCTGGCGGGAGAACGTCGTATCGATCTGATCAATGACGGCAAGCATCAGATTGCACCAGACAGGAAGACCGTCGGCCATTGCATAGACGTTCATCGTGCCAAACAGGGGCGCGCAGATCGGCTTCCCGAAGAGTCCATCCAGCATGTCGCGCATTTCTTGGTCTCTACGGCGCGCAATCTCAAAAATTTCCTTTTTGTCTGCGCAGCGCTCAACTTCTGCCTTGTACGCATCCTGCTTTTTGTCCAGTTCTTCAAACGTGTTGTAGATTTTCTCTACAACTTCGCTGTCCGTAGGGTTGAATTCAATCGTCACAGCGTCGTTGATGTTAAACGCCACTATGCCGGTGTCAAATCTGATTTCTGCCATCTATTGCTCCCCCTTATTCCGAATCCGCTGTAAATGTTACCGTTCCGCCAGCGCCGACCGCCGCCGTGCCCGTGGTTCTGTTGCCGCCAAGCGTGACGTCGATAGGCATGCCGACATAGCCGCCGCCTTCGCCGCCGAGACTCGAGGGCTTGACCATCGTCGCATCGTACCGTTCGGCGAACGCCGCTGTCTTGGCCGTTCCCGCGTAATGGTGGACGATAAGCACATCCTGGTTCGCAAGAGCTGCGGCGTCCTGATCTTTGACCGCAAGGTTCCAGATCTTCGTAAGCGCAGCGTCGCCCGCGTCGAGTTCGCACGGCTCAAAGCTCTGCGTAATGATCGGCTTCTTCATTGTGGTTCTGGTCGTGCCGAGGATATCCTTGCTGGAATCCTCCTGCCAGTCGTATTCCATGCTCGAATCCGTGACTCGAGTGCCAAAAGGCGACCAAACCGGCGCAGTCTCGGACCCCGTGTTCAGGTACGCGATGAGTAATTCTCTGTCTACCGGCTGGCCGCTCGTGGTGTTAAAAGTAGTTTCTGCCATTTATATCACCTCGTAAGTCATCTTCATTAAAATTTGGTGGTCTTCTGTTCCATCATTGTATCGGGCGAACATCGCCGCGCGGCTGGATACGTCCATACGCCGGACGCGGATGCCGTCACCCAAAGACGGATAATTCTGCATTGCCCAATCCCCGAAGCGGTTCAAAACCGCGTCGGCTTTCAGGCGCTTGTCGTTGCTGCTGCCCGGGAAGATGCGGGCGATAATTTTGAACTGGTATTCTGCCTCGTGCCCGCCGATGATATATTTCCGCGTGATATATGTGCCCTGAATCGTGGACAGCGCCATGCTCGCAGAATCAGCGGCGAGGAATTCGTAGTTGATCGTCGCAGCCGGCATATCGTCATCTGAAAAGGAATTCGCCCATACCATCATCTTCCGCGATATGTCCTGCTCTTCCTCTGCGGATACCAGTTTCTTTTGCTTCTCAGAGTCCATTTTTCACCGCCTTGTCTGCGACTCGAATCCATTTGTCTAGGTTTTCAGCCTTGGACGCTTCGAACCAATGTGATTGTGCCTGCGAATGCCCAGACGTGTTAAACACAAGGTTTTTATCGGTCAGCACCTTCGTCCCACCTTTGGGCGCGTATGTGCTTCCGGTCTCCGGGTCAACCATGACTTTTCCGTAATACAGAAATCTTGCATACGGTCCCGGATAGATGATCGCATTACCGTCCACCTGTGTTCTCTGGTCGAGAGAGCCCGTCAGGAACGGCACATACGGGCTTGTGTCCTTTTCTACCTGTACAGCAACAATGTGTTCGGCTTTTGTACAAGCCCGTGCTATAGCCTCCTGAAGCTCGTCAAAGCCGTCGGTTTTCACACTGAATTTCAGCATCATGTGCCTCCGACCTGCCAGTGCCGCATGGAAGGACTGCCGAAGTCCTTCATGTCCACCTTTGTCACTTTGTACACATCGTCGT